TTGTTGATGCACCGATAAAAAAAGATGGAACTTGTGATGAGTTTTGGGAAATGAAATGCGAACATTGTGGTCAATATAATGGTATTCACAAACTTAGTTGCAAAACTGGAAAATTAACCGTACATTTGTAAGATGACAAGGCAAGACTACATCCGATTAAAGCAGACTAACCCCACAGAGCTAATATACATATATTACAAGGAAAAGTTTGATGGTTATAAACATAAACCTGAATTGAGCAGAAACGAACTTATGATGTACGTTCAGATGTACAACGATGTAAATTCAATACTTAATTATGTTGTTCAAGAATACGATAGGAAATTTGATATAGTCTTGCTTATGAATACTAATGGACAATACATAAAATCATTATGAGAAACCACGAGATAAGTAAAGTCTTGCGAGACGCTGGAATAAAAGAACATCGGTTATGGGACAAGCCAAGACCAAAATGGGATGATTATGATTTCATAGTCTTAGAATGTATCAAGCGTGGATTGCCAGTTCCTAATAAGAAAAGTGAAAGCGAAGTTTCTATTATTAGAAAAATAAAAAGATTAAGTGATGGCAAGGTATATGAGTCAGTAAAATTAGCTGCTGAAGATAATGGAATAGGTTTAAATCTAATATACGATAATTGCAACGGAATAAAAGAACAACAAAAATTTATATATATATATGAAAAGAAAGTACAGTCATTGGCAAAGAGTTTTGAGGATTATGGAATTTTACCACAAGAAAGGCGTGAATAAAGAAAGAGTAAACGAAGTATATAGGAAAATTAACTTAATAAGATTAGAAAAATGATAACAATATTAGCTGCAATAATAGGAGTTGCTTGGTTCTTAATGGAATTAATTTACCATTATCAAGGAGAAATAACAATAGTTCCAATCAAGGGAATAATGCTCGGAGCATTATATAATAGTGAGGAAATCGAAGAAGAAGATACCGAACATATCATCCAAATACTTTTTTTTGTATTTTCTTTCAATTTTATTTGGATAACTGAGAATTAAGTATTACATTTGTCAAATGAAAGAAGTATTAATAACTCAGGAAATAGAAAGAAAGAAGGATGGCACTAAGATAGTTCGCAACTTCTTCTTCAATAATGATAAAACCAATTGGCTTGTTAAAGCACAGTCTTATTTTACAAAAGACGAAAAAAAACAAGCAAGGTTGAATTACAAGAATCAATAAAGATGTTATGGGGGAGCATCATAATTTCCCCTACTAAATTTTATATGCTATGAGCAATAGAACGCAAGTTTTCGCAGGAGGAACTAAAAATCCTGCACAAAAATTCCTCGACTGGAAATCTGACCAAAAAGGATTTTCTTATTACGACAAAGGATTAGGCAAAAATGTTGAAGTACCACTTCCATTTAAGTTTGTTTTCCTTGATGAATTATCAACCGTAAAAGGTTGGAATGATGCAAGTTCTTCAGGTATTTTCTCGAATGAGGTTAAGTATCTTTCTAAAGAGCCAATGACCGTTAAGGCATTTAAAGGCGGAGAGATTGCAAAAGGATTGTACAATGAGATTAAAGAACGTGTTAAAAATGCAGGTGGACACTATTCAAAATCTATCTACATTATGTTAGAAGATGGAGCATTAGCTAACATCCAGTTGAAAGGTTCTGCTACCCAACAATGGGGAGAGTTTGTAAAAGCAAACAGACAAAGCATTACTCGTACTTGGGTAAATGTAGCTACTGCTACCGAGAGTAAAAAAGGTAAGGTTGTGTTCTCTGTTCCAAATTTCACAATTGGTGCTGATATTGAGGATTTAGATGCAAGAGATGCTGATGCAAAGTTTGATGAATTAGAAGCATATCTTAAAACATATCTTGCTAAAGTTGATGTAGAGGATATTGATGTCGAAGCAGAAATTGAAGCAATCGTTCCGTTTTAATGTACTATTTGTGCTTCCCATAAGAACAGCTATTTAGTCTTTTTTGATTACCCTCTTTTCGGAGAGGGTTTTTCATCCAATAAGACTTCAGTCTTATATTAATGCCAATTACCATTCGTGGTAAGAAAGACCCTAAAAAATGGGGTTTATCTAACGTTAAATAGTAAGTCGTACGACTTACATATAAGTATAACATCCACATACTTTAAGAAATTAGGTGTAAAAACCATAAGAGCCTTAATGATTTGGAGTGGATGCCAATGAGTTAAGGCTCTTTAAATTATAACAATATGAATGTATTAAGTTTATTCGATGGAATATCGGCAGGTCAAGTAGCTTTAGAGAGAGCTGAAATTAAAGTAGATAATTACTACGCAAGTGAAATAGATAAATATGCTATACAAGTAACAATGAAAAACTATCCTAATACTATTCAGTTAGGTAGTATTACAAATTGGAAAGAATGGGATATTGATTTTAGTACTATTGATTTAGTTATTGGAGGAAGTCCGTGTCAGGGATTTAGTTTTGCAGGTAAACAATTAAATTTTCAAGATGAAAGAAGTAAATTGTTTTTTGAGTTTTCAGACATATTAAAACATATTAAATCTTTAAATCCAAATGTTAAATTCCTATTAGAAAATGTAAGAATGAAACAAGAGTATCAAGATGTCATTTCAGAGCATTTAGGAGTAAATCCAATAGTTATAAATAGTGCATTAGTTTCTGCTCAAAATAGGTTAAGATATTACTGGACTAATATAAAAGAAATAGAACAACCTATTGATAAAGGATTAGTGTTATCCGATATTTTAGAAAAAACTGTGGATAAAAAATATTATTTAAACGATGTAGCTAAAAAGTATATGAGTAGACTTAGAAATGGAAAACAAAGATGGGAGTTTCATAAAAACTTATTAGATGCAAAATCTTCTTGTTTAACTGCAAATATGTGTAAAGGATATCCTTTAGGCGTCATAAAGGAGTTAAATAGAAGATTATCAAATGTAGAATGTGAAAGATTACAAACTTTTCCTGATAATTATACAAATGAAATTTCAATGACAAGAAGATTTCACGCTTTAGGAAACTCTTGGACTGTTGACGTTGTTGCACATATATTTAAAAACTTACAATAATGAAAATATCAGTATTCAAAGATTTATTAAAATCAAAAGAAGTTCCATTCATTGTTCCAATCGAAAAGGTTGTAGCACGAATAAAAGAAGGTAAAAGTAAAGACCTAATCGAACGCATCCGCAATGGAGAGGATTTAAAAAAACAACTACCTTGTATCTTATTTGCTGGAGAGTTTAGCGAAAGAAATTCAAATGGATTAATTACTCACTCAGGACTAATGGTTGTAGATTACGACAAATACCCCAATAATGACGTTATTAACGAACATTTTGAATTATTGAAGCAAAATCCACACTTCGTATTATTGTTCATTTCTCCTTCAGGGAATGGTATAAAAGGAGTTGTAAAAATTCCAGTTGCTACTAAAGAAACACATCCAAAGTACTTCAAAGAATTTCAGAAGAAATTTGATTTTGATTATTTTGACATTGCTAATTCAAATGTAGATAGGGTTTGTTTTGAGTCTTATGACCCGAATATCTATGTTAATTATGATGCAGAAATGTTTGATGCAAAGTTAGTTGATGAAGGTTTTACTATTTCAGAACGTGTGCCATTAGTTCCAATTACAGATGAGGATAAGATTATTGATAGGATAATGAAATTCAATTGGGGCAAAGGATTTAATGAAGGAGAGCGTAATGCGTTTGTGTTTGATTTAGCTGGAGCATTTTGTGAGTACGGAGTTAGTCAGTACACCGCTGAAGGATATATACTTAACAATGTAATCATTGGAGAGTTTTCAGAGCAAGAAGCAAAGAATACAATTAAGTCTGCGTACCGTAAAAGGCAATTCGATTCTAAATACTTTGAGGATTATCAGAAAATTGATAGGATTAAACTTGATTTGCATAGAGGTAAAGCAGAGGTAATGAAAATCCACAATATCGATGAAGATACATTTGATGATTTAAAAGAAGTAAGTGAGAACGATAACTTTTGGTACTTAGATAAAAAGGACAATGTAAAAATTGATTCTTTAAAGTATAAGATATTCTTAGAAGAAAAGGGGTTCTATAAACATTATCCAAATGGAAGTGACAAACCAATGTTTGTGTACACAAAGTCAAATAAAGTAAGAGAATCATCAGTAGCAAGAATTAAGGATTTTGTTCTTACCTACTTACTTCAAGGAAAGCATATCGATGTATTTAATTACTGCTCAACTTATCATAACTTGTTTACCGAGCAATATTTGATAATGTTAGAAACGATTGATTTGATGATGCTCAAGGATTTAAAAGATGTAAGTTACATTCCATTCTCAAATGGTATTTTAGAAATCACTCAAACTAAAGTAGAATTGAAGGAATATTTTGAGATGGATGGGTATATATGGGAGAGTCAGATATTGGATAGGGACTGGGTAAAAACAAAATCAAGTGACAATGACTATCAAAAATTCATCGAGAACATATCCCACAACGATTCTGATGCAATGAAATGTACGATAGGTTACTTACTATTAAATTATAAAAATCGTTCTCAAAACAAGGCTGTAATCCTTAATGACGAAATTATATCAGAATCTCCTGAAGGTGGAACTGGAAAAGGATTATTTGTACAAGGGATTGGTCAGATTAGAAGAACGGACATTATAGATGGTAAGCAGTACGATAGTAAAAAACAATTCTCGTACCAAACCATATCGTTAGAAACCAAAGTACTTGTGTTTGATGATGTTAAGAAAGGATTTGACTTTGAGAATAATTTTAGTTTGATTACAGAAGGGATTACATTGGAGAAGAAAAATAAGGATGCTATCAAGCTAAATGTACACGAAAGTCCTAAAGTAATAATCTCTACTAACTATGCAATCAAAGGAGATGGACACTCACAAGACCGTAGAAGGCACGAGCTGGAGATAGCACAATATTATGGTAAGTCATTGACTCCTGAGCAAGATTTTGGCAGACAATTATTTGATGATTGGGATATGGATGATTTCCACAGATTTGATAACTATATGGTTGAGTGCTTACAGACTTATTTTACTTATGGATTGATTGCTCAAAATAGTAAGAACACTAAATTGCGTAAGTTTATTGCGAGTACCTCTCCTGAGTTTAACGAATGGTCTATGGATAGTGAAAACCTACCGATAGGAATACGATTAGATAAGCAGATTTATTTGGATAATTTCAAACGTGATTATCCTGATTTTGCTCAATTCAAATTAACACACAAACGATTCCAAATATTCATACAGAAGTATTGCCAGTTTAGAGATGTTAAATACGATGATGGTAATAGCAACGGAATGAAATGGTTTATGGTTGGAGAAGAAGGAACTGAAGAAGAAATAATGTTTTAAATACGGTCTGAATTCAGACCGAAAATACAAATTTATGTTAAATATTTTGCCACAATAGAATAAAGTATTACATTTACAAAAACAAATATTATGAAAAAACAAACAGCAGTAGATTGGTTAGTAAATATAGTTCAATCTTGTATTGCACCAAATTATATACCAAAAGAAATAATTAAACAAGCCAAAGAAATGGAAAAGCAACAGATTAAAGAAGCTAATATAGTTGGTGTTAATTGTGCGTTATATAGTTACAGAAGTGCAGAACAATATTTTAATAAAACGTATAAACTATGACACCAGTAAAAGAAAAAGCAATACAGTTAGTAAACTCATTTGATGAGTTGGGTAGAGATTTCACAAGAGGAGTTTCTATGAAGGAATTTTCAAAACAATGTGCATTAATAGCAATTAATGAATTAATAAAAGAAACTGGAAGTAAATATTGGTATAATGTAAAATTAGAAATAGAGAAGTTATGAAATATCTATTAATATTATTAGCATACGAGTTTATAAGGTCGAAGTTGATTTGGCTATGGTATTATTTAATTAAAAAAGGAACAGAATAATGAAAGCAAGATTGATATTTAATTTACCCGAAGAACAAATGGAGTTTAATAGAGTAAATCAGTCATTAGATATGGCTTGTGCTTTATTTGATATACTACAATTGCGTAAGACTATGGAGAGAAGATTTGAAAGCATAGACAATACTAATAATGATGTATTTGATGGCATAGATGCAATGGCAAAAGGTATATCAGATGCACTTTATGCTCACAATATTGATATTGATAAATTGATAGAGTAATGGAAAAATATAAAAGAAAAGCAGTATTTTGCAATTTAAAAGAATATGATTTTAGTTGTAAAGAACATAGTTATATTGAAATAACTGAATGGCATAATGGCGAAGGAATGGACATAAATGCTTATAACTATACTGATAGAACAATTTCAATTAGTTACGGAGAGTTTAAGTTAATAAAAAAATTAGTAAAAGAATTAGATAAATCCACACTATAATATGGAATTAAAGCCTTATCAAGACGAAATAGCTAAAAAAGCTACTAAAAACACATTATAATATGGAAGTATATAAAAAAATAAAAGGATTTGAAGATTATGAAATAAGCAACTATGGTAATATAAAAAGTTTACCTAAACAATTAAAAAATAGATATGGATATTATTATTCAAAAGAAAGGATATTAACTTCTAATATTGGCTATCAAGGATATAGATTTCAAAAAATAAATGATAAAATGTTTTCTATACATAGATTGGTTGCTGAATATTTTTTAGATAAAATTGAAGGTAAAAACATAGTAAATCATAAAGACTTAAATATATTAAATAATAATGTAGATAATTTAGAATGGGTTACAAATAGAGAAAACACACATCACTACGAAAACAATCAAAATAGAAGTTCTAAATATATTGGAGTTTGTTGGGATAAAGAACGTAAAAAATGGACTTCTAAAATAAAAGTAAATGGAAAAACCATTAATTTAGGAAGATTTGAAAATGAATTAGATGCTTATAAAAAATATTTGAATTATGCAAAAACTGAGGGATTATCAAGTTCGTATAGCTAATGAAGCTAATGATTTATTAAAAGAAAAAGGATTTGTATTTTTAAATATGCAAGTACGTTTGGGTAAAACTTTAACTGCTCTTGAAACTTGTAATTTATATGGAGCTAAAAAAGTTCTATTTATTACAAAGATTAAGGCTTTTAGTTCTATTCAAGGAGATTATGACAACTTCGGATATAAATTTGATATTATAATTATAAATAAAGAATCAATCCATAAAGTATTAACTAATGATTTTGATATAGTTATATGTGATGAATCTCACGGTCTTTTCGGAACATTTCCAAAGATTAATAAGTTTACTAAAATATATAAGAAAAGATTTCATAAAATACCTTCTATATCATTAAGTGGAACTATGTCGCCTGAAAGCTATTCTCAAATATTTCATCAGTTTTGGATTAATGACTTTGCTCCATTCAAACATTACACTAACTTCTACAAATGGGCGAATGACTATGTTAATGTTACGGAGCAAAATCTTGGTTATGCAAGAGTAAAGGTTTATAAAGATGGAATAGAAAGTAAAATTTTACCACAAATACAACCGTATATTATAACTTTTACACAAGCTCAAGCTGGGTTTACATCCGAAGTAAATGAGCATATATTAGAGTGCGAGATGTTACCTATAACTTATGACATTATTAAGCGATTAAAACGTGATAAGATAGTGCAAGGTAAAAGTGGATTGATATTAGGTGACACTGGAGTAAAATTACAGCAAAAACATTTGCAATTGTCATCAGGAACTTGTAAATTTGAAGATGGTACTTCGATGGTAATTGATTATAGTAAAGCAGAATTTATTAAGTGGAAGTTTGCTAATGAAAAGATTGCTATATTCTATAAATTTAAAGAGGAATTAAAAATGTTAAAGTCTGTTTATGGGAATGATTTAACTGAAGATTTAGATGAATTTAACCAAACAAATAAAGTTATAGCTTTACAATTTTCAGTTGGACGTGAAGCTATAAGTTTAAAAAATGCTAAATACATAGTAGCTTTAAATATTGATTTTTCTGCAACCACCTATTGGCAATTCCGTGACCGAATGACCACGATGGATAGATTATCAAATGATATTTATTGGATATTTTCTAAAGGAGGAATTGAAGAAAAAGTATATAAAGCTGTTTTGAATAAAAAATCATTTACTTTATCAATGTATAAAAAAGAATGTTTATGAATAAAAAAAAATTTAAATTAAACGTGAAAACATTTTGTAATTCAAAATAAAGTATTACATTTGTCAAATGAAAAAACAAATAGAATATATTCCATTACCTCCTGAATGTATTACATTTCAAAAGCGTGATTATTGGTTAGACCAACGCATCCAGTTGACTCCATTAGGAAAAGAAATTAGATATAGTGGGATTAGATTAAATGATGATATGCCATATTTGTACGGCAGAAGGCATTGGATATACACATTTATTTATTTAGATGGAAGTGGATTAGTAGAGTTTGAATGTGATTATGATAATAAGATATATGTTAGAAAGTAAAATACAAACAAAGATTAAGAAGAAGTTACAAGAAGATGGTTGGATTGTAGTAAAGCTCATAAAGACTTCGATGACAGGTATTTGCGACTTGATGTGTCTTAAAGATGGTAAAGCTATGTTCGTGGAAGTTAAACAGCCTAAAGGAGTTTTATCGCCAATCCAATCCCACGTTATAGAAACCCTCCGTACAAAAGGATTTGAAGTTAATGTTTGGGTTGATTATGAAAAAGATTACACCTGTACCCCTGAAAAACTCGTATATAAGGATAAGCAGGTTGGCTCGATATAAAGGGGTAATAGAATAAGAGCAAAAATTGGATTGAGGTGTCCTCGGTCGGTTAGCAAGGTTGATAATGGAAATCATTAGTTTAACTAAAATGCAGGTTCGATTCCTGCCCTTGCTTCGATGTTGGATAGCGACCAAATGAACTTAGTGGTAATAACGGAAGAACCTAAGAGAGATTGACAAAAACTCCGTACAGATTGAGTGGCGAAATTGGTAGACGCTTTATTATTCAAGGCAAGTGGTATGCCGAAAGATAAATATCACATTTGTAGGTTCGAGTCCTACCTCAATCACTAAATAAATTATAAACAATGAAAGAAGAGGCAATGATTAAAATAGGAGCTATGATTGAAGTAGCAAAAAGAGAATTAGACAATGACCCATTTTGGAATATTGGAGTAGCAGATGCACTCGTATTGATAGATGCTCAATTGAGAGAAATTGAAACATTAGAATACATTTACAACTTAATACAAAACGATAATGAAGAAAATTGAATCTTTAAAATTAGAAATAACTCAAAATGAAGAATTTGCTTTATCTATTGATTGTGATAAAAAGAAAAAATCTTTAGGTAAAAAAAATAAAGAATTTCGAGAAGTAATAATGTATTTAGAAACAAATCCAAATCCTTCTTTTATTAAGTCAGAAATACATAGTATTGAAAATCTGATATATAATAAACTTAACCAGTTCAATTATTGGAGTAAAAATATTTGTGATAAAAGCGTAGAGGTAAATAAAAGAAAATCTATGTTTAACAGTCAAATGGGATTAACAGGTTTAAGAAGGCAATTAAAACAATTAAAATTTATATATAATGAGTAAAACACAAGGCGGAAAAAGAGATGGTGCAGGTCGTAAAAAACTTGACTATGATTTTAAAGTAATTCAGGTACGTGTCCCTTTGGATATGGAGTACGCAGTTAAAGATTTCATTAAAAAACTTAGAAAAGAATGGCATACAGCAAACGCACAGTAGAAAAAAGACTCTCAATATGGGAGTACGCAGCAGAGCAAAGAGAAATAGCAAAACAACTGTTAGAAAAGTGTAAAGAACGTGAAAGACAAAAAAAGAATTTGGCACATAAGTGATACTCATGGTTACCACGATTTATTAGAAATTCCTGATAATATCGATATAGTAATCCACTCGGGAGATTGTAGTAATGTAAGAGACCCTTACAATAATGAACCTGAAGTTAGACGATTTATTGATTGGTATTCTAAGTTACCTATTCCAACAAAAATATATGTAGCTGGAAACCACGATTCATCAATTGAAAAGAATTTGGTTACTGTAAAGGATTTTTATACTAATGGAATTATATATCTTCAAGATGATTTTATTCATATAGATAGATTTAAAATTCACGGAAGTCCAATATCGCCTAATTTTGGTAATTGGAGCTTTATGAAAAGTAGAGATAAATTAGATAAGCATTGGGAACGAAGTATTGATGATGACGTAGATATATTGATTACACATACACCTCCTAAGGGAATATTAGATATTTCTGAAGATAGAGATGGTAAATTAGAATTTTGTGGCTGTAAAGCGTTAAAACGACATATTATTACAAGAATAAAACCAAAGTTAATGTTGTTCGGACATATCCATAATAGTGATGACATTATTAACGCTGGAACAATGAAGCTATCTATTTGCGATACCATATTTAGTAATGGCTCGGTAGTAACTGATAGAAGGTTCGGTCAGTTGAGTAGTAATGGTAACATATTTGAATTGTAAAGAAAAACCCCTAATAGATGTATTTATTAGGGGTTAACTATTTTACACAGATTTGTGCAAACTGTTTTTTGCGGTGATTATCACCGTTATTTACCGCATTACTTAAACTTATCTTTCATTTCTAAATGAAGTTTGTATGCTGAATTGCTTATCTCGTAGACTTGACCACAGTCTTGACATTCCATTAATCTCTTGATAGTTCCCATAGCAGTAACTATATTTTTAAGCAATATTACATTCTCACTTGAGCAAGATGGACAACTATATTTAAGATTGCCGTTTATAACTCCAGCGTGAGTGTTTGGTTTAATGTAGTTCTGCATCGTTAAGAATACATCTTCTAAGACAACTATATCGCCATCGCAGTAGTTACCCATTTCTTCAAGTGCATCAGGATTACCTTTCATAACTTCTTTCCACATATCAAACCCACTATGCTTAACCTTTGCTCCAACTCCTAAAAATTGTGCAATGTAATCGAGTTTATTGGAATTGAAATTAAAGCCACTTTTAGCCTTTTTAAGCGTATCTAATGTCTTGTACTGCGGAAACATTGAAACCCTATGGAATATGCAACGTGTTCTTATCCATTTGATGTCAAACCTATCCCCATTGTGTGCAATCATTTCGTCAGCCTTATTAGCCACCGATATAAAATCAATAAGCATTTGCTTATCACACATATCTTTATCCCACGTTAATCTATGGATTTTATCTTCGTGTTCCCACTTATAAGATATACATATAATTTTACGCTCATCTACGATGCTATCGGGGTGTATAGTTAGATTATAACCAATCCTCCAAGCATAAACAAGGTTAGGAGATGTTTCGATGTCAAAGAAAAGCCTTTTAATATGCTCTTGATTTTGAACGATGTCGAAATACTTATTCTCTTGTTCGGGAGTTAGTCGATAACGACCTTGCTTATTGATAGTGACTCCGACTTTGTTAGCGATATAATGGTTAAATCGATACCGCCTTTCAGCATTTTTTTTCATATTTTTTGTTTTTATAAGAGAAATCTCTTATATTATTATCCAAATATATGAAATTATTTTTTAATAACGCTTAATTTCTTTTCTTGTTCTTTGGAAATCATATATCTACCACTCTTATTTAGTTTTGCACCAATCTTTTTAGCAGTAGCATTGTCCATTCTGTAACGTCTGTTTGAGTTCTTTTTCATTTGAATCTATAAATTATATACGCAATTAGTGGAATTAATAACCATAACAAGATAAGATTTGAAGTTTTCGTTATATCTTTAACTTTCCTGTTTTGAGTGACTTTTGTGTCTTGTACTTTTAACTCTTTTTTAGCCACTTTTATATCTTGGACTTGTATAGTATTATCTTTTGTCTTTTTATAGTTAATAGTCACGTTTCTATACGTCTTACCATCAATAACAATATCCTTGCAAGTATCTAATGGAGTAATAGTAAATTCATCAGTCGTAATATCGTTTTTAGTTTCTATTTTTATATCTTCTTTTGTCGCAATTTTAACATATATTTGCGACACAGAATCCTT